CGGCTCTGATACATTCAAAAACATGAGTACAGCAAACGTTATTGGTGGAATTATTGGAAAGCAAATGTTTGGAGATGTTCCACCAGCTTTTTCAAAGATGGTTGCACCAATGAATTGGCTTTATAACGGTACTGATGACGCAATTAGATCATTGCTTGTTGATGCAATGCTTGATCCAAAACTTGCATCACGGTTAATGACAAAAGCATCAATGGTTAATGTTGAACCTTTGAGCAAAGAACTTCAGCGCAAAGCTATTTCAATGGGTTATGGCGCAACATTTGGATTAACGGAGTAAATCATGGCAAAAACAAAGATTTCAGAATTTTCCAGTACACCGGGAAGCAATACTGACATTGACGGCATCAACATTGCGGAGGGTTGTGCGCCTAGTGGCATTAACGATGCTATTCGTGAGTTGATGGCCCAACTGAAGGACTTTCAGACTGGCGCTGCTGGTGACTCGTTTAACGGTCCTATTGGCACGACAACTGCTGCTGCTGGTGCGTTTACTACACTGTCAGCATCAAGCACGACAACTCTGTCTAGTTTGACTGCATCTACAGCTTTGGCGCTTAACGCAAGCAAAGAAATTGTGAGTGTGACCAACACTGGTTCTGGCAATAACGTACTTGCCACATCGCCAGTACTGACAACACCAAATCTCGGTACACCATCTGCGCTTACTTTGACAAACGCTACAGGCTTGCCGATTTCTACAGGCGTGTCTGGTCTTGGTACTGGCATCGCTACAGCCTTGGCTGTTAACACTGGCTCTGCTGGTGCTCCTGTGCTGTTTAACGGCGCTTTGGGCACGCCTTCTAGCGGTACTGTCACTAACCTGACGGGCACTGCCTCGATCAACATCAACGGCACTGTGGGCGCTACTACGGCCACCACTGGTGCATTCACTGACCTGACCACTTCAGGCTCTGTGACTCACAACGGCGGCACAGCCAACGGCGTGGCCTACCTCAACGGCTCCAAAGTCCTGACCACAGGGTCTGCGCTGTCAGTACCAAAAATATCAAGTAGTCCGGCCATGATTAGCCTCCCCAAAACAGGTTTGCATCAGTACCAGTGCCATAACCCATTGGGTTAGCACCAGTAGAGCCAAAACTTCCAAGCCAATTACCAATTTGATTCAAGCCAGTAGTACCGCCAATGTTCTTATAAACACCACCAAGTGTGACCGCAGTACCAAGCAAGTTTTGCAAAGTAGATGTGTTAGACCCGCTTTGTGTTGACTGTGTTTGGCGAGTCAATGGGTTGCCATAGACGCTAGACAAGAATGTCGCAAGGTTTTCTTGTGGAGCGTTTTGCAGGAAATTGAATCGAGCAATGTCAGCCTGTGTCTGTTGACCTGTATAACCTTCACGTGCTTGACCAGCAGCCAACAGATTCTGAATGTCTTGATAGTCAGCAGCCGACATTTGTGGCGCAGCCATTGTTGCCGCTTGTTGACGGGCACGCTCATCAGCATAGTTTTGATATGCAAGATTTCCAGCAGTATTAGATAGCTGTTGTGCCAACGCATTAGCCGCAGAACCTTGCAAACGCTCCATTGCACCAGAACCGTAGCGGCCAGCCTTAGACGCAGAACTTGAAATGTCGCCAATTGTTTTCTGGAATGACTGTGTTGCAGCCTGAGCAGCAGGAGCAAAAGCGCCTTGAAAGAATGGATTTCCACCAAGATATTGACCAGAGATTGTTCCAGCAAGCTGACTTTGAGCTTGACCAAGCAAAGGATTTCCGGACATTGCACGCTGTTCAAGCGCTTGAAGACCAGTTTGTGTGGCCGTAGATGGACCAACGTAAGTTTGACCGGGATAGTATTGTGGGCCACCAGCTTCATAAAGCCGTTGAGCCTCAGTCAATCCATAGCTCAAAAATGGCTGAATTGTTGGATCAATTTGGGAGGTGGTTGTAACCGCCATGATTAACTCCTAAAAGTTGAGGATTCCATGACGGGTGATCCGATGGAATCATTATAGACAAAATTAGCCAACAATGACATACGCATATGTTTTGTCAGCAGTTGAATTTGCAAAATGCGTGATTGTTGCTTGACCTTTGCCAATTTCACTCACATAGACGTTTGAATACGCCATAGGAGCAATGTACTGCACCGAGATGATGGCCGTTGGGATAGCTGGTCTTGGAATAGTAGCACTAGCAGCGTAATGCTTTAAAGTCACTCCAAGGTCGGAAACAGAACCAGCAATCTGAATGTAGTCACCAGCATTTAAGGTGACAAAAAGACTCATGTAGCCAATCAAAGCGGCTGGATCACCAGTGGATTTTCTTGGTGGAATACCAAATCTTGATGCAGATCTGACAACATCAGTACCATTGACTCGATACCAAACTTCAGCATATTGATGGTCGTTTGTTGAGTTCTCAAGCTGTAGCGAGAACATAATGTTGTATGTACCACCGTTTCTGATGTTGATTCTGTTGGAATTTGACAGATAAACGCCATTAGACAGTTCTGTCGTATCCCAAGTAACAATGGCGGCTGTATTGATAGCTGCGGCAGATTGATCCGCATTATTGGAAAACTGCCCATAAGGAGCAGCATCCTGTTCAGCAGCATCAGACCACGGAATCAGAATGATCTTTGAGTCATACCCAATGCGCTCGTCATACAAAGTCGTTGTCGTAGCGTTTCCAGTGGCAAGCGTAATCGTCCCATGATTGTTCGTCTTGCCGTTCATGATTCCATTAACGACTTCAGCAGTACCTCGCTGATCAGCACCAAAGACAGGAAGAAGGCGATACATTAGCGCACCCCTTGCTGAACAATATCAACATCAACAGCAATTGCTGTCTTCCAGTTGCTTCCTGTCGGCGTCACTTGCAACCGATGATAACGGCCATTTGACCTTAATGAAATTCTGTTTTCAGAATCAGCAGGCGAAGACGATCCAAAGCTAATCACCTCACTCAAAAGAGTCCTCGAAGCAACAGCAACAGATGCTGATCCATTGTCAACTTGAGGTCGAGCCAGCATGACAGTAGAACGTGCGCCAATGTCAACATCACCAGTTACAAGATTGCCAGTAGCAGGCAAACCGTTGTAAGTCATGATGTATGGCCCATACGTTCCACCAAGGAAGTATTTGCCACCAATAAACAAGATTGAATCAAGCGACACAGGCAATGCGTCAATGCTTGCAGAAATGCTATCCAATTCCTCAAGCGTTACAGGCAAAGAAGACCCATCTGAAATGTAATCAGTTCCTGCATCACCATATGTCCATTTGTTTGTGTTGAAGTTGTAGATGGCTAGTTGTCTTGTCTGGTTAACTGTTTTGAAGTTCCAGATCACAAGTTTGCGAACAGGATCAACAGCCGCACTCATTGTGCTGAAAGACGCTTCATCGGCCAATTGATAGAACCAACGATCAATTTTTTCGTTTCCAATAGGTTTGACGTTTTGCCCGTCACACATATAGAAACCATCGTCAGACAGGAAGAAGCAAACACCCTGAACTTGTGCGATTGATCCGTTAGCAATACATCCTTTTCCGCGTGAAATGTTGTCGAACTGGAAAATGAAAGGCGTACCAACGTACGTCATGCGGTGGATGCCTTTCTCCAGAAAGACTAGACCATATTCACCACCACGGATTCCAATAATTTGACCACCATCAGGAATGTCTTGGTAATCAGCTTGACTGGTTGCTGATGCTGTCCAGTTTGTTTCATTGTTGATGTCAGACCAACGAACCCTTGAAGGGTAGTTCACTGAACTTTCATTGGTATAAGCAGTTACAACAAAGTCACGAACAACAGTGATGTATTTTGCAATTGGCGCATCAGCACTTAAATCACCAAACAGTGTCGATGTTCCAAGTGTAAAAGACTGAAGTTTCTGGCTGAAGTTTGTCCCAATGATGGCATTGCCAAATTGAGTAAACCTAAATCTGTCTCCGGCTGTATAGCCGCCAGACTTTGAAACATCAGTTAATACACCAACACCACTAGATGAATAAATCTTGGTCGTTCCAGCGGCAAACAGTTTTGTCGTGCCTGAAGGTGTTTTCCCGGCGACAAGTGTTGTCAAATCTTCATCAGCAGCTTGCGAAAATGTGGCAGCACTAGGCAACGGGCCATAACCAACAGCTTGAGGAACTACGTTCTTTGCATCGTTCAATGCCCCTGTAAGCCCCGGTTGATCGGGCAACCATTCGCCAAATGTTATACGTTGAGTTGCCATGTGTTATTTCCATTTGGTTGTGTTGTCCAAGTATTGCTTGACGCAGCCACATCAGACCATGTGTTATCGGACACAATGATTTCAGACCATGTATTTGAACTGATTGAGATAGGTGTCCAAGTATTGTCAGACTCAGCAACATCTTGCCAATTATGACCATTCAATGCGCTTGCCGTTACTGTTGCGGAGCATGAGACCGATCCAAAAGCAGACCAGTTAACATTTGCGTAAGCCGTAACATTAGCCTCACAAATGACAGAAGCCATCCCGTTAGCAACAATTCCACCCAAGGCTGAAACAGTCGCTGTGCAAGAAACAGAAGCATTGGCAGTACGTACTCTGATTGCTTCAGCCGTAACAGTTGCAGATGCTGTGACGCTTGCATCAGCAAATTGAACACGGGTAGCAGCAGCCGTTACAGTGGCAGAACAAGAGACGGAAGCAGTCGCATATTGAACACGACTCGCACTAGCAGTTACCGTAGCTGTCGCACTAACAGAGCCGTATGCATCCCAAAGAGTTACCGAAGTGTTATAGAGATCACTGTCAAGCGTAAGCGTCAGATCATCAAGACTAGCCTTTAGCTGGTCTAGACTGTCTATCGTCCACGGTGGCAGCAAATCAGCCATATCAAGCCAGTGTTACGCTAAGTGAGCCAATAGCCATGCGGAAAACGTCACCAGTGGCAATCGTTTTAGATGCGTCCAAAGCTGTATGAAACAGCAAGTTTCCAGAGGTAGAAGCATCACGGATGCCAATATAAGCAACCGTTCCCCAAGAGCCAGTGGCTTGAGGAAACTCAATTGCTGCACTGTTTGTAGATACGCCATTAGAAGGCGAACCAAACGTGATTGACTGACGTGCGTATGCGTTACCACTCACCTCAGTGCCAGTGTCAGCATCAGTAGGATCAGCAGTATAAAGAGCAAGATACACAGTCGCTGGAGATGTGTAAGAAGTGTTGCGGAGAACAGCATTTATCAGCGCATTCTCAAGATAGTTTGACATTTCAGCCATGATTTACCTCGTTGTTTTGATTGCCAATGGAACGCCAGAATACTGGCCTTGTTCGTCAGAGCGTGTGATTGATACCATTGCACGATCAAACATTGTTCCCCATGTATTGATTCTGGCGTCATTCATAAGATAAGGTTCTGCTTCAAGCAATGCCCCATACAGCAAAGCATCAGGCGTATTTGCCAAAAATGCGTTACTTGAATTTGTGCTACTCAAAAACTCAGGTGCTGCAAAGTACAACATCTTGACTGTATATACAGCGTCAGGAATTGGTGCGAGTTGCAAATCCAATGAAAGGATTGTGTAATCCAAAGGTTTGCCACTTTCCCATGTCCGAGCATTACGATTGAACGCCGATGGACTTGAGTAATTCAATGGCTGAACTGGATTGCCAACAATGACAAGATCACGGATTTCTAGGAAATCGCTAGGAAGTTCAACTGTTTCATCACTTGCAATTGTGACCGTGGTCACACTTTTGAGCATTTGACGAATACGCAGATCACGGCGCAATCGAGTTTCAGCCAATCGGATGAAATCAGGAATCTGTGAAGTCAGGTCAGAACGTGCAAGATAGCCTGCGATGGTAGTTTGCAATTCTGTGTAACTGGTGAAACTCATAACACCCCCGGACGGGTGCGGAATACCCGATTATCTGGATTGTTTAACCATTGACGAAACCGCTTCTCATCAATGACGTGAAAACCTCTCATGATCCCTTGTTTGTTCAGGTCATCAATCACTGTATTTGGAACGCTTGCGACTTTGTTGCCATAAGGGTCATCAGACCATCGAGCACGCTCATCAAACGAGTTGAATTCCCGCTTGTTAGCTTCAACAATGCCAGAAACGTCTTGGACGGTTTGAATGACCAAACCACCTTCACCGTCTGCATGGGCTACAGTTTTGCGATATTGAGGGTTTTCCATAGTTGACATTCTATATCTAATGCCGTAAATAAAAAACCCCCCAAGGTTTCCCAAGGGGGGCAATACTAACTTCCGTTAGCTCAGGAGAAAATCAAGTCAAATCTGCCAAAATGCCATGAGCAGCTTGGTTCTTAACTTCCAGAGTCAGTTCAGCCAGCAACTGAGTGACTTCGCTATCGCCAGTCTTAGCCAGTTCGTTGGTCATGAAAGGACGCAGGTAAGCAACAGCAGCCATGTCAGGATCGACAATGAAAGCAGTCTCATCGCAAGCGTTTGTGCTGTTCATGAAGCGGTTAGGAACAACCGAAATTGTGCCAAAGTCGCTCATGTAGATGTCAGCAGCGCCGATGATGGTGGTAGGCTCATTGGAAGGAGCCATGTAACGCTGTGCAGCGATACCAGCAAAAGCAGAAACCAATTGCTTGTGGCCGGGATTAACCATCAGCACTTTGGGATTGCCACCAGACTCATACACTTCTTTGACCACGGTTTTCAGGATGGTCTCTGTAAATGTGCGATCAGTACCGTCTGTACGAGCAGTAGTACCAGAAGCACCAGCCACGCCATCAGTACCACCGTCATAGTTGCTATTCAGCCATGCTTGCAGACCACCCAGTTTACGGGCAGTGCTGGAATCGCCGTTTGTAGCAACTTGGTTAGACAACAGAGTCAGTTCGATGTCACGCTTTACTTCAGCAGAAGCCTTAGCCAGTTGATAAGCCTTTTCAGACTTACGACCTGCTTTATCAACAGCGTCCAAAGTGCCAGAGATTTTGATGGTCTTCTGGAAAATTTGAGTGCGGTTGCCAACACGGGTAGTGGGCGACATGGTAGCGTCAGAGGCGGTAGCGCCTTCAACAGCAGCGTTAGTCAGAATGGCAGCAGCCAGACTGTCAGTTTGCCACTCGTGCAGGACTGCGGTTGCCTTTGTCTTGCCGATAGACGACATGAAAGGGGTATCTGTAGGACTAATGTTATAGATAACGTCAGACAGGTCTTCACGTTGGCCGATGGCCGTGTAGGTTTGATAGGTTGCCATTTTAAAAGCTCCAAAAAAATTAAAGGAATCGTTCAAATACCGCAGCAGCGTCTTTAACCTTTCCGGTTTGGCGAAGCCGTTGCGATAACTGTTTTTCCTGTGACGACCTTTGTGGCGGCGCAGAAGTTCCAGATTTAAGCATCTTAGGAGCCTGAGAAACCTTCTTCTGGATTTCAGGTTTCGACTTCTGAAGCTGCTCAAACTTCATTGCTTTATACAAAGTCAGCACAGCGCGATGGTCATACACTGAGGCGAGTTCCTGATCTGACCAACCAACAGATTTAGCGTATTCACGGATTTCTTTCCGGATAGCGTCACCTTTTGGCGTTGCCAGTTCTGGGATAACAGACGTTAGCTTCTCAGCTTCAGACTTGAGATGGTTTTGCAGTGACTGCTGTTGCTCGGCTTGTTGCTGTTGGGCAATGCGGTGCTGTTCAGCACGAACAACTGCAATCTGTTTCTCTCGCTGACTCTGTTCAGCAACCTTCACGGCATAGCCGATTGGGTCTGTTTCCTTAAGAGCCTCTAGGTTCTCACCCCGATCCTGTTGACTCAAAAATTGATTGAGTGCTTGCAGTTTCTGGGCGTATGCCTGTCGCTCTTGTTTCACTTGCTCTAGATGAACTCGCTCGGCTTCAATAGCCTTACGCTGTTCAGCAAGAGCCTGAGACTTCTTTGTGTAATCAGCGGTTCTCTGGTATCCATTAACAAGTTCGTCAATATCAACCTCGATTTCCTCACCGTCCACCTTAGCCTTGTAACGGGGCTTTGGTTGTTCCTCTTGTGATTCTTCCTCCGAATACTCAGCGGCGTTATCCTCAGATTCTTCTACATATTCATCGGCTTGAGCAGATACTTCTTCCGGTTGGCCTTGTTCGGCTCCAGAATCATCACCCATCAAACCAAGAAACGCAGAGGCGGCTTGATTCACGTTTAGGCTTTCACTCCCCGTAGGGTTGGTGTTTTCCATGTGTCATCTCAAAAATCGCTGGAAACCGTCCAGACAGCGGGTGAGTTTCCTCACAGAATCTTAAATCTTTTTGATTGGATTTGCTTCTCAGCCGCTAGGCCTTGCAAGTGTCCAACAATAAGATCAATTGTCTTTACAAACAGATAGGCTTCCTCTCGGTCATCAATCTGTTCTTTATTTGTGCTCAATATAGCACTAATTTGCTGTTCTTTCAAATCATTGATGACTTTTTTGAAATAATCATCATTCAAAAGGTTTTCAGCCCACTGTGCTGTTTGGAGTTTGTCCATATTGGCTTTGGATTCCAGAAATGATGTCATTGATTGAAAGAGATTGACCACCTTGCAAAGCGTTGGTCATTTGTGCGTAGTTCATACCTACTGGAACGACTGGCGCAACAGGTGCAACTTGTGGATTCAAATACTTTTCCCACTGAGTACCACGCAACAGTTCAGGCGATCCAAAATCAATGGGTGTTAGTGCAGGATAGTTGCCTGTTTGTCCGTATGTTGGCGTTTTCCAGTTTTCAGGGATAGGAACAATTGGAAATCCTGTTGATCCATTGTCAGCCAGTGAATTAGCACCACCGACCAAGCCACCAACAATTGCGCCTGTTTTAATGATGTTTGCTATATCACTAAGACTTGGTGTTGTTACAGTTGTTTGGTTTGTTGTAACACTTGGAGAAGATGAAACTACATCTGTAATGGTTGATGGAACATATCCATATTCGGCCATGTAATCTTGGAATCCTTGCCCAAGTTGTTCAGCAGTTTGTGGCCCAATAACATTGCCTGAAGCAATGTCTGTGATCAAGTTTTTTTGAGACAAGATTTCTTCAGGAGTCATTCCTGCCACAGAGCTATTTGCAATCTGACTTTCAATAGCAGCCATTGCTTCTGGCGTCATGGCACTTTGCATAAAAGCGTCATAGGCAGCATTAGTCCCAAACTCAGGAACCATTCCACCAGCAATATCAGCGTCTAGTACTTGTTGGAGCAAATCAGGATCAGTTACGCCAGCATTGATAAGGCTAGAAACATAAGCGCCACCACCACCAAGCAAAGCGCCTTTTAGAACATCACTACCTGTCAAAGCAGCGCCACCACCACCCAACAAAGCACCACCAGCAACATTAGCAGCAGTACCTGTAAGGCCAAGAGAACTGCCCAAAGCGCCGCCAGCTCCACCAGCAGTCAATGCAGCCAAAGCAATAGGACCAAGTTCAGTAGCAGTCTCTTTTAGCAAATCAATAAAATTACCTACTTCTTTGGTACGAGCAGTGTTTATAAATTCACCAGTTGGGCTGTAAAAATTCATCAAAGTTCCGGTTGGAATTTCAGTTTCAATTCCTCCGGGTGTCTTTGTTACACGAATTCGCTCTAAATCTCCAAGTACAGCATCAATACCTTGACCTGAAGATGAATACTCTGGGTTTATCCAAGTATCACCCAACAAGACACCTTCACCCGGTGCAAGCGTTTCAGCAACACGGGCAACAACTTCTCCAATAGGTACACCAGTAACCGCAGACACTTGATCTGGTGAAACATTAAATTGCTGCATAGCCGCAGCAATCTGAGCATCACTCAAACCCGGATTAGAACTCAGCCATGCAGCAACTTCTTGATTTGTAAAGGCCATAAATTACCCCGGAATTTCTACATTACCACTGATACCAGCACCGATTTTCATAGCTTTAAGCTGTGCTTCTGCTTGGAATTCCTCTTGCTTCAATGCCATTTGTGCCCTGAACTTTTCTTGTTCAAGTTGCATCTTTGCAATCTCTTTTTCACGCATAAGCTGAAGTTCAAGTGCAGCCTTTTGTTGGGCCAGTTGCATTTCAGCTTGCATTTTCTGTTGTTGCAATTGAAGATCAGATTGCGCTTTTTGCTGATTAGCTTGAATATCTGCTTGCGTCTTTACCATCAGCGCCTGAACTTCAGGAGGCATTTGAGGCTGTTGCGGAGCAGGATTCGACAGTTGTTGATCAATCTCAGGCGTAATCGGCTTAAAGAATTCTGCGGAGTCTTTGAAACCAGCGGCTTCCACAAAACGACCAAGAGTCGCACGATATTGACCCAAAGAAACAAGCGGATTCGCAGGGCCAAATTGCGCCAGCATCTGCTCTTGTTTTGCCAGCACCATTTGCAGCATTGCCATTTGTTGGTCACGGTTGCCATTACCCAATCCTACGTTAATGGACAGATCATATTTGTTTGCCCATGTACGCGGATCAATTGGCACAAACTGACCACGCAAACGAATGATGCGCTCTTGCTGTTGATACTTTGTGACGAGATGCAAGATACCGTCAAACAACTCTTTCACGCCACCTTCAGCAAACAATCGAGCAATCAGTTCAATCTTTCCAGCACCAGCTTGCTGCATTGAAGCCACGGCAGCAGCAGTCACGTTCTGAAGGATATTTGCATCAAGACCTTGGGAAACATCAGTAACACCAGTTCGCTTTTGCTGTACTTGGTCCAGATACTGAAGCATCGGGAAAGATTGACCAGCCACGTTCTGAACTGCCAACTGATTGACAGCTTGTGGGTTCTTAACCCGAATCACGCCACCAGCAGTAGATGTTAGCAAGTCATCAAGATTTACCTGCCCCTCAACAGCAGTCACACGGGCATTGTTTGTCAGATACAGGTTATCCAGCATCTGTCGGGTTACTGTTGTCTTAATCAGTTGCAGGTCAACCGTACGATCAGCAAGCGAATTGCCAAAGAACTTGTGCGGAATTGGAATCGGGCAGATTGAGTAAAACGGGATGTAGTCACATTCCTCATTGCTCAGAATCTCATTGCCAGCGTAGAAAACTTGACGCAGTTCAGCAATGCCATCACCGTCTTCATCGTGCAAGATATAGCACTCAAAGACCTCAACCTCTTGCAAGGCTTGTTCTTCAGACTGTGTGTCATATGGCTGTTCGCCGGGGCTATAACGAACAACACGCTCAGGCGTATATGCAAGGGCATCACCCGAAGGCAGACTGTTTACAGTATCCTCATCAAATCCCATTGCAATCAGGTCTGATCGAGTTACTTGGCGGCGATGTGCAACAAATGGCGCAGCTCTTGGGCCACGGATAGCAGAACCATTCTTGGAAATAAGAAATTCTTCAGGGGGTACGTTAACAATAACGACTTTGCCAGCGTTTTTCTTACGCTTAATAACAACATCATTTAGATTAAACGTAGGAACTTCACCACCTGCCGCAACAATCGCTTGCTCCATCACTGGATCAATTGCAGATACAACACGAATGTTTTGCTTGATGATTTCAAGTTCTTTGTCTTGCATCATCAATGCAAGCTCATCGTCTGTCAGACCTTGATATTCTTCTTTTGATATATCTTCTTTGTCTTCCCAATATGCTTTGACAATGCCATTTTTTTGCAGCAACGCATCAAAGAACCAATCCCGCATGATGGTCACGCCGGGATTGTCACGCATGAAGATGTAATTCAGGTAATCAGTTGCTTGCTGTGCGCCAGCTTCATCACCCGGACCACTTGGATCGCAGACAACAATCTGATCAGAGCCTGTAAAGATACGGAGTAGCGCAGGCAAAGCGCCATCAATGGCCTCAGCTACCTCTCCAGTGACAATCGATGATTTTCCTTCAACTTCGTTGCCTAAAGGCTGACGCAAATAATACTGAAGGGAAATTTTTC